CCAGGCATGAGCAGCCGCACCGGCTACCCGGTTCCCGCCTGGCGCGTCACCTTGGACGGCAAGGATCTGACCGACCGCATCGCGCCCCGCCTGATCGAGCTGACGCTCAAGGAATGCCGCAGCGGCGAGGCGGACCAGCTGGATCTGCGGATCCACGACCATGACGGCCGCATGGCGCTGCCGCGCAAGGGCGTCACGCTCACCGTGGCGCTGGGCTGGCGCGATGCCGGCCTGATCGACAAGGGATCCTTCGTGGTCGATGAGGTCGAGCACAGCGGCCCGCCCGACGTCATCACCATCCGCGCGCGCAGCGCCGAGCTGACCAAGACGATGCGGACGCGGCGGGATCGCAGCTGGCACGACACGACGGTCGGCGCAGTCATCAACGCCATCGCCGGCGAGCACAGCCTGCGTGCGCGCGCAGCGCCGGCCTTGGCCGGCCTGGCACTGGACCACCTGGACCAGTCCAACGAGAGCGACGTGGCGCTGCTGACGCGGCTGGGATCACGCTTCGACGCGGTGGCCACGGTCAAGGCCGGCAACCTGGTGTTTTCCCCCATCGACAGCGGCACCACGCCCGCCGGCATCGAACTGCCCCGCGCATCGATCACCCGCGCCGATGGGGACAGCCACCGTTTCAGCGAGGCCGAGCGGGACACCTACAGCGGCGTTCGCGCGTACTGGAACGACAAGAAGGGCGCGCGGCGGAAGGCAGTGCTGGTAGGCACGTCGACCAACGCCAAGAACCTGCGCGAGACCTACGACAGCGAGAAGACCGCGCGGGAGCATGCCGATGCCGAGTGGAAGCGCGTGCAGCGCGGCGCGGCCAAGATGGATTACTCGCTCGCCCTGGGGCGAGCGGATCTGTACCCGGAGCAGCGCATCGACGTGTCCGGGTTCAAGGCCGAGATCGACGGGCGCAGAGACCACCCACAGCATCACCGGCAGCAGCGGCTTCACCACCTCGCTGGTGCTAGAGACCAGCCTGCCTCGTCCGACAGCCCAGGAGCCGGATGCTGAACCGGCCAATTGACACCGCCCATTCAGCCATGTGTGACGGGGGTTTCACGGCTTTGCCCCCATGTACACCTAAGCTCCAAATGAACCCGGAAACCCTCCACAACGCACAGTTCCACACTAAAACCCCCACATGTTCCCCAAAATGCCGCATCCTATAGCCCTCCTAAAAGCTGTCACCAAACCGCGCTCTCGTTCGTAGGAGCTGCCCATGCCTGTCTACTCGCCCGCCTCCATCGCCAACTATTTCTTGGACCGCGCCTCGCAAGAGGGACGCGCCCTTACGCCTATGCAGCTGCTCAAGCTGGTCTACATGGCTCATGGCTGGTACTTGGGCTACACAGGCCAAAGGTTGATCAACGAACAAGTGCAGGCATGGCGACATGGTCCTGTGATCAAGTCTCTGTACGACAAGATCAAGCACTTTGGCGGCGGCTCGGTGACCGGACTGGTGGCGGACAATCCGTTCGGCTCTCTGCCCGCTCCTGTGGGACCGGAAGCTATCCCTCTTCTGGATGGCGTCTGGAGAAACTACTCGCGGTTCAGCGGCATTGAGCTTTCTGAACTCACCCATCAGCAGGGTACGCCGTGGTGGACCGCGTGGTACGACCAAGGTGGTCAGTCGCAGTACTTTGCACCGATCAGCGATGAGCTGATCAGATCGCACTACGTGGCCAAAATTCAGGGTTAGCACGGAAGGAACATCGATGACGGAGCCACAGGGGGGTCCGGGTGATTTTGAGGCGATGGATTCTGCTGCCAAGAAAGCAGAGCACGAGTTCAAAGCCAACCCGGTGACAGTGGAAGTCGGGCATGGCTCGCTCATCCAGAACGCAGCCGATGCCCATGCGGAGCAGCTGCGGCTGAGGCATGCAGCTAATCGGCGCATGAGATTCATCGCATTCGTCGGAATCGGCGCGTTCGTATCGCTGTTCTTACTGGCGCTGCTGGCCGCGCTGTGCCGACTCTTGAGCTTGGACTCGCTTACCGTCGTGCTGGGGCTGAGTAGTAATTACCAGTGGCACTCCCTCGTGTTCGTGAGCGTGCTGGTCGCGGTGTTTGCAGCAATCCCCCTCTCGCTTGCTATGGCGCTGGTGAAGATGATCAGCGAGAAGGACGGGCACGGCGACGGTGGCGACTTGAAGACTCCCAGCACCGAATTGGGCAAAGTCATTCTTGATCTTCTCAAGTCAGTGATCAGTGCAGCCAAGAACTGATGTTTGGCGCTCAAGCCTGTTCCGGCCACACGCTTGCCGCGTGTGGCCACACCTAACGGATCAATCGTGCCCAGGCAAAGGCGACGCTACACAGCCAAGGTCATGGACAAATTTTTGCTGGACGCTCAGCGGTCTCTCAGCAGCGACGCCGCGCGCACTGCTCCAGCTGCCCTCTGACCGAGCCACCGCGCAGAAGATCTGATCACGCCCGGCGTCACGTACCGTGCGCTGGCTCCGCCGGCCAGGAACAGCAGCGCATGCAGCGCGTGCGTGCTGGGCGTGGATCCTCCTGTCGGCAGCGCCAGCCAGGCCTGCCAGATGGCGATGGTCAGCAGCGCCGTTGCCAGCGGCGCACTGCCTGCGCGCCGCCGGTCGTCGTCTTTGGCCTGCTGCTGCCGATCTGCCGCGATGGGACACGTCATCTCGACGTGTCCCGTGAACACCTGCCCGATGGTTGCACCCTCGAACACCGTGGTACTGCCGCACCGGCAACCTGCCGGCATCCCTTCATCCGTACTGCCACACCGCATAGTCCTTCACACTCCAATCGCGCAGTCATGCGCCCCCTGTTGGAGGGAAGTAAACCGGGTCCAGCTCGGAAAAAAAGTTAGCGGTTGGTCTTCTTGCCTGAGCCGCTTCCCTTCACGACCAGCTTCTGATTGCGCAGATCCACATCGCCACTGAACTGCTGGCCGATGCTGGTGTCGTTGAACTGCGTGCGCGGGGCTGCGCCCAAGGTGCTGGCGTGGGACATACCGCCGGTCAATGCCGTCATCGCGGCAGCGCGGGCGGGAGCCGGGGCTGCACGCCAAGCGTCGAGCAGCTCGGTATCGGCAGGGGCCAATCGCTCGTGCTTCCCGACCAATACATAAGCAACATCTATGCCCAAATCGTGGGCCAGTGCCAGGTAAGCGGCGCTCGCCCCGACCTCATCCTTTTCGTAATGGATCTGCGTGCGCTAGGTGACGGCACAGGCCATGCCCATGGCCTCCTGACTCAGGCGCAGTCGATTCCTTTCTTCCTTCAGCCGGTCGCCCACACTCACGCTCAAATCTCCTTGACAGGTGAATGATCTTTCACCCAACATTGGTGAAAGAAGTTTCACTAAAACAGCATTCAGCTTTTACACAGGGGAAACGGAATGGCGGCACAACGGACTGGTGTAAAGAAGCTGCGGACGCCGGAAGAAGCTCGGCAGTTCCTTCGCGACAACGGCATCACCGTTGTGGAATTCGCGAGGCAGAACGGCCTGGACCGTCACGCAGTCAACGATGCACTTCGCGGCGTCGGCAAGGGCAACTTCGGGAAGTCTCACCAGGCAGCCATTGCGCTTGGCATCAAGCGCGATCCGGATTCTTGCACAAAACCCAGCAATTCCCGACAGAAGCCCACACCGGGTGCCAAGTCGGGCAAAGCCGGTAGCGCCAAGGCGGGGAGCAAGAGTCGGAAATGAGCGCTTCGACCAGCAGCCGCGCAACGTTCTTCTGTGAAGCTTGCGATACCGCGTTGATCAAACGCACCAGCCGTCTGCAACATCGCCATCTGCGTTCCGATGTGTGGGAGTGCCAGAACCCGCTGTGCGGTGCGACGTACGTAGGCAATTCCG